TTTTGCATCTGCTGCTGCATTTTCTTGTTCTAATTGGAATGTAGATTTTTCTACTTTGTTATCATTTTCATTTCCACCCATCCAAACTTCTTTACCACCTACATTTTCTTTTCTCCATCCACCTGTAGGATTTCCATAAGCATCTGTTTTACCAGACATTCTATTACCTAAATAACCAGCATAAACTTCGTTTTGTTTAGCTGAAGATAAATTTTTAAATTCTGCTTGAGTATAACCAATATTGTTTTTAGCTTTAGTAGAACCTAAAACTTTATCTGTAAAATATTCTCTTGTTTTAACTGAACCTTTATCAAATAAAGATCCAACAGTATCATAAACAGGATGACCTGTTTTTTTATATTTACCTGCTTCGTGAAATTTATCTAGTTTTTGATTTTCTATTTTATTTTTTAAATCATAATCAACACCTACAGCTTTACCACCTTTGTAAGTTTGAAATGTAGAACCTTTTTTTACTCCAGCTTGTTGTTTTCTGTCGTAAGTAGATTGTCCGTCTGAATTACCTTTGTTACCATCGTTTGACATTAAATAATATCCTCGTCATCAAAGTCATCAAAGTCTTCCCCTGATATAACTTTTTTTAATTTAGCCATAACATCATCTTCTTGAGCATGTAAGTCTTCTAATTCTTCAATAAGTTCTTCAGCTGTTTTCGATTTGTCTGCCATTATTTATCCTAGGTTTTTTCCAAAATGACTTATATCCAGCTTTTATCAACGCACAATATAGTTGGTAAGGGGTAATGATCCACCACCTATAGAACCCTATCAATCTCATAATAAATGATACACAGCTTAATTCTTTAATCCTCATAAGATGCCAATCATCTTTAATAGGACATACAAGAATCTCATAGTCATATAAGTATTGTAAAAACTTTTGACAATCTTCTTGGCTTATCATTTCTGTTCTAATACCTGCGTGTGTAAAATGCAGGTGTTCCCATAGATCGTGTTCAGGTATATATTTTAAAGCTCCACAATGGGCAAAGCCATGTGGTGGCTTCCACCACCATATCCATTTAGAATATCTAGTAGTTCTAGTATTGTGGAAATATATTAACCATTCCTCTTGAACAGATCCCATACTTTCCTTTTCTTTGTTCTTTGTCCAGCAAATACATCCCATTCCTTTTTTACTACAGTAGGTTTGTTCTTTGATTTACCTGATAGTAAAGTTCTACCTTCTCCAGCACCCATCATTAAATATTGGAGTGCATCGTGAACATGGGAGTATCTATTTTTAAATGGCTTCTCATCATATCTATCTCCAGATGTTTGAAGTCTTCTATAATGATAACCACCATTAAATCCTTTTTTAAGATTGATACATTGTGGATCTAGAACAAATCCTGCCTTTCCATCGATTAGTCTTTGTAGAGATGTATCTACAGATTCAATTCTTAAAGCTACATCATTGGAAGGTGCAGGTACAGCTTTTAAACCATAGTTTCTCATAATTGAGAAGGGAGTTCTTTCATCCGTCTGTGATCTAAAATCTCCAGCAGGATCTCCATATATTTGTATATCATAACCTTTATAATTTTTAGCAATCTCTCCTCGAAGTAATTCTGAAAATCTCATAACTCCCATATCAAAACAAACAAGCTCATTTAATATATTCCATCTACCTAAAGCAGTTCTTTGTGCAAAGACAGCTGCAGGTGTTAATCCAAAGTCAATTCCTATAAATATAGGTTGGCTTGTTGTCATATTTAATTTTTCTATAGAAACATGTAGTTCTTGTTTAAAGTTTGGATATACAGGTTTACCTTCTTCTATAGCACCTAGTTTATTTAAAACATAAACATCTATCCATCCCTTTGTTTTACCTCTAATAATATTAGGATAATATTTTGGGGTTAGGTTTTTTTTATTTTCTGCATTGTCATTATTGTCATATGCAGTTGTATACCCATCCTTATCTTTCTTTTCTAACATAGCAGGAGGTTGAGTATGAAAGCTCCAGTTATCAGGTTTGATTAACATCAGAGCTTCATCACGAGATATATGATCTGGTACTGGAACATCACCTGCCATTATCGGCCACCAATGATCTTCTTCAGGAGCATTAGTGTCTGCTATGACTCCATACCATGTAGCTCCACCATCTCTCATGGATGGGAATCTTCCTACCCTCATAGTACAAGCATCAATAATTGATTTCGGAATCTCTCTCGCTTCGTTTACCCATACTCCAGTTAATTCTAAAGATAGTAGTTTCTTAACATCTTCAGGTCTATCAAGAGCTAGAAATATAACTTCTATTTCTAAATCGCCTTTATTAATTCTATGTGTATAAGGTACTGACCAAGCAAAATCTCCCCACTTATCTTCAGGAAACCAATCTAACCAAGTTTTAATTGTTGTTGTTTTTAATTGGGGATTAGTATTTCTAATTACTGCCCATCTAGATTTTCTTTTGCCTTCTTTGTTTTTTTGTTGAAGTATAGCTCTACGGAATATTTCAATACAACAAGCTACTGATTTACCAGAACCTACTGGCCCTCTTAATCCTCTAAAGAAGTCTTCTGACTTCATAAAGGTTTTTAATATTTCTCCTACAGGTTTATATTCAAAATTAATCGACATTAGTACCTACATTTGCTTTTAACATCTTATAAACTGTTTCTTCTCCAAATGCTTCTATGAGTTTATCAGCTTCATAATCTGTTATCATATGTGTAGGATAATAACTTAAGTGTGTTTTTTTTACAATCTTTCTTAATCTTCTTCTATCTTTCAAACTTAAATTATTGAGGAACGACATTCTTCTTCCTTAACTTGTTGTTTAACTAAATCAAGTATTTCTTTTTCAGTACCATACTTTTTTTCAAATTTTATTTTATCAAGATGTATTCCTGTATTACCTTGATGATGTTCATGGCATAAAGGTATAACTTCAAAATGGGAGCTTCTTCTTCCCATTCCAACATTACCTTTTCCATTATTTCTTATATGGTGTAAAGTTGCAGGTCTTTGACAGACAAAGCAACCCAATTGGGCTACCTTGTCCATCCATTTCTTTTCTTCTTTAGTAGCCACTAGACTTTGGCTTGGGCTTCGGTTTCGGTTTGGATTTTGGTTTGTTTGGCTTCTTCGTAGGTTTTTTCATTGATCTCCTCATATGTTGCTCTGCAGCCATCAGGGATAGCAGCACTTGCTTTTTGCATTGCAATAATATCATTTTCTGCCTTATAGTAAATTTCTTTTTTTAATATATCTGTACCCCATATTAGTACCTTATAATACATATAGTTCCTTTCATATTGTGGAACAAAGAGGTCTAGCAGATATTAATTAAAATAAAAACGCACCAATGATAAATCCAGCAATTGCGAATACAATCTCTCTACGATTGTGTAATTGCCAAACCATGATTTTGTCGACATACTTTTTCATTTATCCTCCTTGTCTGTTGTAAGATTTGAAACTTCTTTTCTTGCCTTTGTTCATGGAACTGAACTTTGGCCTTCTACTAGCTTGACTAGTCTTTTTGTACTTTGCCCTAGTTTCATGGGCAACCTTTTCAGTATTAAATTTTTTTCTAGCCATATTACTATGCTAACGAATATTTAATGGTTTTCAAGAAGTACTTAAAATAACCCTTATCGTGTGTATGACTCCACTAGTCATCTGACGATGGTGGTTTTTGCCCCCACCCCTCGTTCCGAGTGATGTGGGTAAAGGTCGGTGGTACCGACACATTTTAAGACAGGTCGATATTAATCTTAATGTCGCCCTGAATATTGTGAGCCACCTTGTCCGGTGCTCTCAATCCCACTCTGTCTAGTATGTCCCTACTAGCTTCTAGTTGGACATACTCACTTCTCGCTCCTGAAGACAGGTCGATAAGTTTCCTAGACGCACTCACTGCACCAAGTCCCAGTGTTCTTGCTATACTCTGTTGCATATAACTCTGTACCTTTGGTAATCGTAGTGTGCGACTTGCACTTACTCTCCCTGCTTCTTCGCTTCCTTTACTTGAATATCCTGCTGTTTTAGCTGCATCCTTGATGCTACAACCAGTTGTTACGATGGTATCAACTAGCTTCCTTTGTTTCTCTGTTAGATCACTCATATAACGCTTTTATTATTCTACCCCTAACTGTTCGTAGTGGTAGAATTTCTCCTTGTCAAGAGTTATATTAGGACATTAGTAGATGTTGCTACGCACAATACTACATCTTGTGTCGCTTTCGCTATATGTCCTCATCAACTCCCTTCGGTCGCCCCTTCGGACACGCTACAGCTCCTGTAGGATTCAGTCGTTCACAGGTTCACTCCCTCATTCTCACAAGCAAGGAACGCCCCTCGCCGGGGCTTGGCACACGGTTACACCTAGCATAACAAGGGATCCTTCCAAATTGACAAATGGACAATCTGCCCTTTGGTCAGATGTGTCGCACACCCTTGGTGTGCCAAGCATTTGCAATTAGGATCCTTCCTTGTTCTGGCACGGTGTCCGTGTATTGGACATTTATTAACTATAACTAGGAGGATAAAATGGATGTAAATGATCTATTAGAATACTATAAGATAGCTAAAAGTAGCAAAGGTATCAAGAGAGTTGAAGAATTATCTCACAAAAGAGATGAAGCTGAAGCTAAAGGTGATACTAGCGAGGTAGCTAATATAGATAGTGAATTGAATAATATGGGAGATCAACAATGATTGAACATATTAAGAATTTGCTAGTTATTATCTTGATAGTAATTGGAATTTACGCTGGTCTAATGATCAGTGTAATTATAATGCCCATAGTAATTGGTTATTTCTTATGGGTAAATCGTAAACTAACCAAAAAAGAAGGAGTATAATATGTCAGCTGAAACATATAGAGATGATCCAGAT